GGCACTGAAACCTTTGATAGACCACTTCCCATCCGCAGCATCCCAGACGTAGGTTATGCCGTTATCGCCCTCAAATTCGGGGGTGACGTTGGGATCGGGGAACTGAAATGCCATGACGGTCGTGCCTCAAAGAAATTTTAGGTGCGGTGTTGGTTGCGAGGGCTAGAACAGACCCGCAATGGTTATGTAGTAGCTGGCGGTGTCGCTCCAAGTGCCGTTAGTTAGGTGGTATGGCACATATAGCAGAATGTCGTTGGCGTGCCAGTCCATTCGGTTGAAAGAACCCGTTACCTTCACTTTCCAGCTGCCGCCGCTGGTCGTGGCCCAAATGTGAAAGAGATGGCTTTCGGAATAAGCAATGTCGCCAGTAGGTGAATCAGTGCCCCAGGTGAAATCTTGAGAAGTAGCACTAATCTTTAGCCGCTGATTGCCGCCATCAGAATAAAATGTGAATTTGCCACTGGCAGGCGCATTGCTGCCGCTTTGGTACATGAACTTCAGACCAGGCGGCCGAGTAAAGCCAGGGACAACGCCTCCACTGCTTTGGGCGTACTCCTGAATCTTTTCTTCGATTAGGGCATTGATGCCCGTGTGGTTCATCAGGTTGTAATCACCTGTCTGCTTGCCGCGGTAATTCAGCGAGTCAGGGCCAGATGTGTTCCTGTAGTGGTAGAAAAAGTTGTAGCCCTCGTCAGTACCACCGCTGTTGTTATCGAACTTGCTGCGCAGCTCAAAAGCACGTTTGGAGTTTGAAACGTCACCCCTAATCTGCAAGACGTTGCCGTACAGGGTGCCATTCGTGTGCACATAGGCCATGTGCGAGCCATCATCCGGCTTTACCTCAAGCGCATAGCCCGTGTTGCGGGTGGTCTTGATCAGCGAGTTGGTGTTGAGCTGACCACTAAGACTGCCACCAGTCAACGGCAGGTAGTTGGCCTGATTGGTTTGAAGCGTTCCAAGCTGCGCCTGAATGTCAACCTGAGTGCCAAGAGCAGTGTTGACTGTGGCCTGCAACGTGGTTTGGGCTGCTTCCCCTGCGTCAACACGCGCCAGGATTTGGTTTTGGATCTCGAGCGCTGTTGAGATCGTGGTGTTGATGCCGTCCAAGCTGACGGGTGGTGCAGCAGGCACCCACGCACCGTTGTAATAAACGTAAAGCGTGAGCTCGTCGTTGTCGGAGTTCCACCAAAGATCACCTTCCAACGCAGGTGAAGGGGCGCTATCACTGATCGCTACTTTGCTGTCAGTAAGTTCGCCAAACGAATAGTTTTGGCCAAGAGTGATGTTGCCTAGGCCGTTGTTGGCAATCAGTACGACGTCGTAGTCGCCGAGTCCGTTGATGGTGACGACGCTCAGGACTGCGTAAGCACCGTTGCGATCATCCTCAATGACAATTGATTGACCAGCGGCGTACGCATAACGCACCTTGCTTTGCTGATCCGTGCCAGAAAGCTTGATGTTGGTGATCGTGTCGATCGTCGCGCCAGTCGCAGTCAGCGCGCATGTGCCGTCATTGCCGCTGTTGTATGAAGCAGGGCTAACGGCCTCGTAAACACGAGTGAATGCCTCAAAACGGTCAGGAGTAACTGCAACCCAGTTGCTTCCGTCCCAGATGTACTGCTTGAAGTTGTCGTCAGTGTCGTACCAGATGTCGCCAATCTCTAGGACGTTGTCTGGGGCGCTGTAATCAGGGTGTTCGGTAGGCTCGTTGGGGTCAAAAATTGGGTGACGGCCACCACCACCTTCAACTGGTGCCCAACCAGAGCCGTTCCAGTAGTAGAGACGGCTGTTGTCATCAATCCAATAATCGCCCTCGCGTAACGGATAGGCAGGAAAATCTGGGTGGATTGAAGGAGGTGCACTGGAAATAATTGGGCGCCGGTCAGTGCGGGTATAAATCCACTCGTTGTATTGCTTCTGGTGAACAAAAGTTTCACCGTTGGGGGTGACAATCAGATACGGAGCATCGTCGCCAGGTAAAACCCGGTCGGCATAGACGGTGACCTTATTCCATTTGCCTGTGTAATAAATATGAAGCGACCCATTTGAGTCGATCCACATGTCACCCGTGTGGAGGTTGTAGCCAGGATCGCTGGGTGGTAAGCCTGGATAAACCGTTGGCGGATTATCTGTGCCGTCGTAAAGAGGTGGACGGTTCTCACCGCTTGGGCCAAGACTGCCACCACCTCCACCGCCGCCGGTCGCTCCAGAGTATGCCTGGGTGCGGCCGTTTTCTAGGATCATCTCCTTGCCAGGGAGCATCTCCTTGGCTTTGCCCCATGTGCCGCCGGATCGGGGGCCGTAGATGCGCCAGTTGATGTTGTCGATGGCGTAGTCGCCATCGGTGCCCATGTCGTTACGGGGCGTGCCACCGACTGTGTGGATCGTGTTGCCGTCAATGCCCCGGCTGCCTGTGGCGCCCATTGGACCGGCGTCGCCGCGGAGGCCTTGGGGGCCTTGGACGTAGCCGGCATTAATAATCGACCCGTCGTCTAGGCCGATAATTAGGCTCCCCTCGAGGACGGCAGCGGAAACGACGGAGGCCATTGATTTACTCGGCTACAGGTTCGGCGGGCTTTGCGGTGCGACGCTTACGCGCCGGCGTTTTGGCGGGGGTCGGCTCGTCGCTCATCGCGGCGGCTTGCTTCTCCCGGGCTCGCCTCATCTTGAGACCCGGAGCCCACGCCTCCTCCCACGGTCCCGGAATCCAACATGCCACGTGCCAGCTCCTGCTGTTTTTTCTTGAGAGCCTTAGTTTCCCGCAGCTCTTTTGTTAAGTCTACGGTGTCTGGCAGGATTTCTCCGGACTTCAGAATCTCCAGGAAAGTCTTGTCAGTAATGGCTCCGCGAGCATTAAGGTCGCCGATAACAGCCACGTCCTGACCCAGAAGTCGGTAGAAATCAAAGTCACGATCGAGCTTAATTTTCGGGGCTTCGATGCCGACGTATTTCGAAGCAAAGTTATAAGCCTGCTGCAAAGCGCTTTCCAGTTCCATCGAAATGATCGATAGGACTGAGTTCGCCTGGGCTTGGTCGATTCGTTTTGCATCGGCAGATTCCGCGACGAACTTCTGCCCCAGCAACTTAGTGACGCCCAAACTCGCCATTTGTGACTCCAGCATCGTGATTTCTTCCTGCTGGGCGCTGAAGCTGCTTGAATCCGCGCCAACGTAGTAGACCTTGTTGCCCGGGGTGGCGGCCAGGCCGTAGTTCACGCCGACGGAGACGTTGTCCGTGTCGTCGTCCCAGCCCTCGAGGACCAGGATTGGCATTGCCGCGATGTGGAGGGCGTTGATTAGGTCGGCTTGGCGCTGGTAGTGGGTTATGTTCAGCGAGGCGATGTCCAGTAAAGGCGGTTTGCTGGACAGCATGCCAATCCTGTTGCTGTATATCGGCACCAGGGGGATTTGGTCGAGGCTGTAATTTCCAGTCTCGACGATTCCTTCCGTATTCCAGGTTTCGTAGCGGCCCGGGTAGATGACCCGGATGCGTTGCTCGCGGGTTTGACCAAAATCGCCTTCTGGGACGACGGTCCACTCGTGTAGGCGGACTTGGGTCAGCTTGGAGCTGGGGAGCGTGCTTTCTTGGCGCCAGCCGTAGATCTGCGGGGCGTCGATGTTGTTGAAATATGGGCGGCGTTCCAGGCGGAGTTCGTCGGCCAGGGTGAGGACGCCTGGGTCGGTGGGGTAGTCGACCAGGATTGCGCTGTGGCCGTAGGTCAGGCTGCTGCTGAGTGCGCGGCGGGCGTATTCGTTTAGCGACGAGCCAAGGCCGTCGACGTTGTCGCTGAATTTGGTCCAGTATTCGTCGCCGTCCACTGTGATGGGGCGGCGCAGCACCATGCCGGCTGCGTTCTCGATTAGGCGGAGCGTGAAGGGGCTTAGGACGCTCCGGTAGATCCGGCTTTGGTACGCGTCGTCGTCTTCGCGGGGTTCTTGGGGTAAATAGTGGTTGTGGAGTTGGCGGATATATGCACTGCCCTGCGTTACAGCGGCCATTGTGTTCCAGTCCGGGGTCATGGACTGGACGGCTAAATCCCTAGTAAACGGGTTGTCGGGGCCTGTCGCACCAGCGGATGAGTAGCCCATCCAACCGTCATGACGGACTGGGTTGTAAGAGGGATGAGCCATTACAGTGGCGGCGATTTGCGATGCGTGACCTTATGGCAAAACCGTCTTTGCCTGCAAGGAGTCTACTTCTAGAGCGATTGGAATATCGCTACGACGAAGGAAAGCTCTACTGGAAGCGTCCCAGTGAGGGGGATCACAGAACACAACCCGGGGATTTGTTTGGGTCGGCGAAGAAAGTTGGCACGTACGACCACAAAATGATGGTTGGGAAGTTTTTGGGGCGGAGTTATTCGGCGCAGAGGTTGATTTGGAAGATGGTGAAGAAGAAAGACCCTAAAGATTGGGTGGTTTGGCACCGGAATAGGGACACGCTCGATAATCGGGTGGAAAACTTGATATTGGTGACGCGGGCGGAGATGAATCTGCTGAATGAGCAGAAAGCGACCGAAAAGTCGCCGTATAAGGGGGTTTATTGGTCTGAACGGCTCAAAATGTGGCAGGCGTATGGGCAGATGGGCGATAAACGGGTTTATGTGGGGATTTTTGCGCGTCCCAGGGATGCGTATAACGAGGGGCTGTTGTTTACGATCCGGTTTAGTAGACCCGAAATTTCGTCTCTCCTGCGCGCCCGCCTTTGTTGAGGTTGAACTGCATTAGGCAGAGGTAACCTAAGGCATCGAATTGATGATCGACTCCCAGCTTTTTGTTGGGTAGTCCTGTATTTTCTTCGTAAGTAAGGGTACGTAATGATTTTATTAGTTCCTTACATCGGGGGTGAATTTTTAATCTTCTCGTTCCAGTTCCGTCGAGGAGGGCGGTGTTGACGCAGTTCACTTTGTCCCGGATTTTCCAGGGCGCTTTGGGGGTGGATACTTTGAAACCGGATTTGCGCAGGATGTGGTGGTCTGTCGCTCCAACGCCGGCGGTTTTGCGGGCGGCGCCGGTGGGGTCCGGGCAGACCACAATCCGGCGGTCCAGGCCGTAGCGGCGGATGATTTCGTCCGCGGCTTCCCAGGTGGTGGCGTTCGAAAGGGACATTTCGTCGAAAATGTGGAGTTCGTCGTCCACGCGGATGCCGAAACAGGCGGACATTGGGTCGATGTTGAAGTCCAGGCCGACCAGCAGGTTGAGTTGGGGGATGTCGGTGATGTCGCGGCTGATGTTTTCGTCCGAGAAGCAGGCGGCGACCAGGCCGGAGAGGTTTTCGAACGAAGCTTCGAATTCTTGGCGGAAGGTGCGGGGGTCGAGTTGGGCGCGGGCGGCTTCGACTTCTTCTGGGGGGACGTTGCCGCCTTGGATGGTGGTGTAAGACCAACGCTTCCAAAAAGGAGACGCCTCTGCTTCCTCGCAGAAGCACCAGAGGTCGTAGAACCACGAGGCGGTGCCTTCGGGGGTGCTGATGAAGAGTGCCCAGCCTTGTTTGTCGGCGAGGGCGGGGCGGAGGACTTCGAACCAGACGGCGGAGTCCATGAAGGCGGCTTCGTCTAGCACGATTCCGCTTAGGGAGCGGCCGCGGAGGGCCATTGCGTTTTCCGTGCCTTTCAGCTCAATCGTGGAGCCGTTGATTAGCTCGATTTTTAGGTCGGATTCGTTCTTGGCTCTGATCCATTGCTTGGGGACAAGCTGTTTTAAGAGCTTCCAGGCGATGTCCTTCGCCATTCGGTACGTCGGAGCCGCGTAGAAAAATGTTTCGCCCGGTTTCTCGATCGCTCCACGCAGAAGTTCGATGCAGGAGAGGTACGATTTGCCGAAGCGGCGGCCGGCTACGAGTACTCGGAAGCGCGTGCGGTCGGTAAATACTTCGCCCTGAGCGTGGCGGAGACTCAATTGGGGCGTTCCAGGCATGAAGGTTGAGAAGTTTCCCGGGAATGGCAGGGGGTTCTATATGGAGAGGGGGTTCCATAGAGAAGGCCCGCCCGTAGTTTACGTCGTGTGTTACAAAAACACGGCGCGGCTGTTTACGGAGCCGAGAATGATTCTCAAATGGCTGAAGTGGGGCAAAGGGACGCCCTCGCGCCAGCAGTTGGAGGAGTTTTTGGGGACCCAGGCGCCGAAAGAGGTGGATCCCCAGGAAAACACCAAGATGGTCACTTAGCGGAGTAGGGGATACCGCGGTACTTCAGTTCCAGGATGGGCTCTTGGTGCATGGCGCGTGCCAGCTCTTTGGCGGTGGCTTCGACTTGGCGCTTGAAGTTGGCGAAATAGCGGACTGTGACGTTGTCCATGGGGGTTTGTAACGGTTTATACGTTTTTAGTTTAGATGTGTGATTTTTCGGGGCCGTTCCAGGGGGCACATTTCAGGATTGAACCCCTACCCCCGGTGTCATAGGATGTGATACAATTAGTGAGTTCTCAAATCTACCGGTAGGTTCCCTGCAGATGTACTAGTACAGTTGAACTTGTGACGGTGCCCCGGGTGGCACACTGTTAGTTCGTTTGTACTAGCGGCACAAAAAAGACAAAAAAGTTTTTTATTGTGACACAAATTAGATTGGCACAAGTACAAACGTATGTAGTACACCTGTGCTGTGACGATGCGCAGCTGGCATGCGTACAAATGTGCTAGCTATTAGCACAAGTTATATCAGCAAAGCCAATGGCAGCCATAAGCAACCGCGATCCTAAAGCGGTCTGACTTGTGCTACATTTAACCCGAAGGGAGGCGTCGAGCGTCCCACGGAACATTGAAAACACGCTGACCATGAAGCCCCTATTAATGGCCGCCGCAGCAGTAACACTGGCTGCCGCTATTTCTCACTTTGCAGATCGTCAGTTAGAAGCGGATCGCTCACTAATTCGATCTCAGCGGGCAGGATTTGCGGCTCCTTTGCGTCAGGTAGCGCTGGAGGTTCGATAACCAAATTCAGCTGGGGCGCCTGTGCTGCCAGTTGTTCTGGGGCAACCTCACCAACAACCGCTCCAAGATCTTTCAGAAGCGTGGCCACTGTCTGCAGCTGGCCGCGCTTTAGTGCTTTTTGGATAGTTACTAGTCTCAAAGCTTGTATTTGGTTCA